AGAATACGGCAATATGTATAATTCGTATTTAGGCGCTAATCGTGGCAATCAAAATGCAATAGGGGCGTTACAGAACCTAGTAACAACGGCCGGCGCCAAGAATTTGACTGATAACACGCGGTATGCAAATCAGTTAGCGGCAAGCGTTGATACTATGAACAACGGCGCAAGCCAACTGGCTAACGAATATAATGGCGCATTACTACAAAATCAAAACGCAATGAATAGCATCACAAACGGCCAACTACCAACAGGCTATGCAGATGCTAGACGGCAAGCGTTAAACAATGATCTACAGGCTACAGTAGGAAATGCAGTATCTAGCCTAGCAAGTCGCGGCATTGTGAATTCATCTATTACAGATAATGCATTAAATGATATTAGCAAGAACGCATCTAATACACTTGCGGCACAATATTCAAATGATTTAGGCCAAGCGGCTGCACTTAATACGCAAGCGCTTAATAATAATTTAAGCGGTATCGGTGCGAAAATGGGGTTATGGGGCAATACCTACAATAACAACCAAAACGGTATTATTAATCAAGCAAATCTAATGAACCAAGGTTATGCAAATCAGATGAATAACGCCGGCACCGCAGCGGGTTTAGTAGGTCAACGCGAAGGGTTAGCGCAAAACCCTATTAATACAGGCGCAACAACACAAAGCGCGGCAATTCAACCGGCCAAAGATTACTACTCTATGAGCCAGTTAAATAACGCGGATCAAGAAGATTTACTTAATAGATTTATGTCATTACGTTATGGACTAGCACAACCAGCACAAACAATGGTTAAGCAAGGTTCCGGCGGTTTCTTTGGAGGACTTATGAAAGGTTTTTGTTTCGTAGCGGGTACTGAAATTGCAACACCAGAAGGTGGCAAGGTTATTGAAACGTTTGTAAATGGTGATACTGTTATCACGTTGGGTGCGGTTAATGATGTAATTGCATTGCATGATATGGGCGAAAAAGAAACACATCGCCTTGAAACTGTATCCTTTGGCGTAACAACCACAGGCACAGAAAAGGTATTGACTCCGGAAGGCTTGAAATTAGTTAGTGAATTGGTAGTTGGCGAAGTTATTATGACGGTTAATGCTTATGAACCGGTTACATTAAGCGAAGCAACTGGCAATACTGAACATGTATATGAATTGCAATGTACTGGCGATAATCTTTTCTATGCTAACGGCATTATGGCGGAAGGCATCAATGAAGATGAATTGAAAGCTATTGCAGATGCAGCAGCAGAAGCGCCAGAAGAAGCACCGGAAGAAAAGCCAGCTAAAAAAACAACTAAAAAATCCAGCAAGAAAGATGAACCAGTAGAGGAAGCAACCGAAGAAGCAGCAACCGAAGATAATAAGAAAGTAGAGGAATAACACAATGGGCGTTATCTACGTTAAAGACTTTGAACCATGGGCGGCGTTGGGTGAATTAGCCGGTCAATATTTCTCTCACCGTTTAGGGGCATTACAGAACAATAAAATGGCTAAAGGCTATCAAGCCATGCTAGGCGGTGGCGGCGGTGCTGGCGGCGAACAAGACCCGAACACTCCGCAAATTGTGGATAATAATAACCGCATGGCGGGAATGGGTATGCAACAACCTAATAGCGCCGGCCAAATCAATCAGTTATTATCTAATTCCAATAACACATTTGCCAATAACTTGATGCAAAAGAATAATATCGGATTATGGGGCGGTCAAAATCCAGCTGCACCAGCACAACCGATGCAAGCGAACACAGATGCACCAAGTAATCCGGTTACTGATCAGCGCTTTAACGCTTATATGAATGAGCCAAGCCCTACATTACAAAAGCAGTTGCAAGCACAGGCAGCGCAAGCACCACAAATGCCAGCAACGCCAGCGCAACCGCAACAAAACACGGGGTTATGGAATTTTCAAAATCTAAATAATACTGGTATTAATACAGGGGTTCCGCAAACATATCAAGAAATGATGCAACAACGGGCAAACGCACCTTTTCATGGGGCGCCCAATTCGGCCGTAAATGGTAACGCCGATGCGGATAAAGCGCCGGGCCAATACTCTATACCAGATAAAGCAAGCGTAACAAGCGAAGCACGTAAACAACTAGGGGCCAATACGTTGGCCCTAGTTAAAGCCGGTTTTGATTTTAAGACGGCGCAAGGTTTAGCCAGCGAACAATATCAAACTGACGTTAATAATATGTATATGCAACAAGTCAACGAATATCAAGAAAAAGTACTTGAACCAATGCGCCAGCAAATCATGAATAATCTTGTATTTACACAGGATAAAGACGGTAACCCGGTTGTAGATACCTATAACACAAAACGGGTTAAAGGGTTGGCGCCAGCCGTTGCAAGATACAATTATCTAGCCGGTAAAGTTGGCGCCGGTACTATTGATATGAATAACTTGAATTCTATTGCGGCACTTGATAAACCGGATTATAAATTTAGTAGTGCACAAAACGGCCATATTGTACGTTACAACATGGGCGACGGTACTATTCAAGATATGGGCGGTTATGGCAAGGTTGAAACAAAACAATTTGCGAACGGTCAAGTTATTGTTATGACACCAGACGGCCAAATGAAAAACATAGGTAATTTCGGGGCGAAAAACATTAAAGTTATGCCAGACGGAAAAACGTATATTGTTGGCACAGACGGCAGCATGAAATATGTAGGTACGCACGTTAAACCGGCAACGGCTACACAGTCCGGCACTAGTGGATATAATGCGCAAGTATTACGCACGTTATCCGCACAACATACCGCATGGGTTAAATCTAATCCGGATAAAGCAGAAACTGAAAGCCCTTATTACGGGCAATTACAAAGCGCGTTAAGTGGTGCGCCTACTGCTGGCGGTGGTGGTGCTGCTGGAACGCCAACGGTTAAACGGCAGCCTACTTATTCAAGCGAAGAACAAGCAGCAATTTCCAAGCGAATGAATGAACTTTCAGCGCAAGGCTGGAGCGATGATCAGATAGCGGCGGAACTTGATGCGGCCGGATACGGTCAATATAAATCGTGGTTAAAGTCTTATTAAATATAAAGGGGTAGACTATGGGTGCGTTTGATGATATTACAAGCCAATACGGCAAGGCAGCTGGAAACGGTAACGCCTTTGAAGATATAACAACCGAATACGGTTATGATGTAGGCAACGCGCCCAAGCCTACATTTTGGGATAGC